ACGTGAAACAGGTTCAGTCAGTGGCCAGTACACGTGAATACCACGCCCTGAGTTTACGAGTGTTGGCTTCGGTAGTCTTACTGTTTTGCAGAACGTGCGTAGTGCTAGTAACGCGTCTGCCTGTGTTTCGTAGTCCTTTGACGGCCCACAGTCTAAATCTAAGAAGAACGACCTAAGTTGTTTTACGTTGGGTACTTTACGAGACCCCGCCTCTTCAAACGTACCGAGTGCAAAATAAGCGTCATAACCTTCGTTGTTCAAATTGTGGGCGGCATGGATAACTTCGTCGAGAGAACTGTAGAACTTCTGCACCTTGCGCTCGTCCGATAAACGACCCGCAAAGACACAGTAGAACCCAGCGTCTCCCAACACTGCCTCCAAAAATGTTTTAGTTTCCATATCCGCCGATAGTTAAAGTGAATGAGATAACTGAAAGGATGGGAGAAGACCCGTGCTTGAACATTAACCACGGTTGCCGGTCTCAGGCTTTCGCCGTCTTCTCCCAAATCTTTTAGTCGTCCCAATCGCCCACGATGTCGGCAATATCAGACTTCTCAGCCGCAGGGGTTGCGGCCTTCTTTGTTACCTTGATAGGTTCTTCAACAACTTCCTCGGCTTCAACCTTGGCAGGTTTTGGTGCGGCCTTGGGTGCAGGTGCGGCTTCGATGGCTTTCGGTGCGGGAATCACACCATCCATCTGTGACACGTTCAAAGTAATTGCCTTGATGGTATCAGCGTGATCACGCATCTCTAATGCAGTTTTCAACTCATGCTCTTCCAATGCACGTACTGGCTTGAAGATCAACTTAGGTGTTGCGCTGTCAATGTCAAAACGCATTTCAGTCACGATACTAACAGCGTGTGTGTTGTGCGCCTTAAGGTAGCGACCATAGGCTTGCAGTGGCATCTTCTTACCTTCTGCATCGCCGAACACTGATGTCGAGGGCAGGTTGATTTGATAGACTTCTTGCTTGCCCAACTCGCTCTCAATCATCACAGCAATACGTTGTTGGAATCGGCATGCGCGACCTTCACCACTTGCGGCAGAACCCTTAACGTGTTGTGTGCAATCCTTGCAGAGAGATGATTGACGCTGATCTTGTGGAACAGCGGGGTCGGGGCGTTGGGTATCAGACGACCAACATGTTGGCTTGGTAACCTTACCCTTTTGATACACGCCCTCAAAGAACATACGGGATACGGGTGCGGCATTGACCAACACAACGTTCATCGCACGTTCTTCGCTGACGCGAACTTCTTTACCGCCAATGAACTCGCGGAATGCGCCGCCTTCAATTGAGATGCGACGATTGCCGCTACCTGTGCTACCCGCAAGGGTGCTTGTCAAGTTATCTTCGATACCGCTGAGTAATGCAAGGGCGGCGTTGTTAGGCTTACCAAAAATTGTTAATTCGCTCATTTCGTTCTCCAGTTAAATGTCTTTATCAGTTGTTTCAAAATCAAATTCAAGTTGGACGGGTAGTCCAGTGTCAGGTTCAATCATCTTCACGTCGTCCTTGGGTTTGCTAGACAGGGCGGCTACCACTTGGGACACATTGAAACGATAGGTGTTGCCTATCTTCACGTATGTATCTTTAGGGATGTAGCCCTGACGCAACCAAGCACGTACAGTCGAGACTGAGACTGTAAATTGTTTAGCCAACGCTTCGATTGGCACAAACGGTTCTGTCATCATTTCCTCCGTACAGTTATGGTGTATTCACTATCCACGTTGAGACCCGGTGGTAGCAGTTCGGGATTGGCCTCAAGGAATTGTTTCATGTTCCCCTGATGCAAACGCTCATGTAGAAGTTCGGGCACGCCCTGCTCTACAATAAATTTACGCATGGACTCCCAATCGTTCGTCCAGTAGTTTGACTTGACAGTGCGGTAGAACAAACCTTCTTCCGTACGCACACTCTCAATGTTCTGTTCCTTGCAGTACACAAGTAAAGCCGCTTTGACTCTGTCCATTTGCCCCTTGAGAATTTTCTCCCCTTCCTCGTAGGCGATACGGGCTTCGTCGTGCTTGGCCTTCATTTTCAAATATACCTTGACCAATTTTTCAACTGGTACTTTGGCTGTTTCTTCTGTCATCTTCGTTCTCCATTTGGTTGTTGGAATCTATATTATAGTGGCGTTTTATCCTTTATTCAAGTATTTCTTTGTAAAGATCAATTATTTTTGTATGAACGTCTATTTTGTTATCTAATAAGTTGTAAACGTGTCTTTCTACACCTGACCCCACGAGTTGTACCACCGTTGTTGGATGCCGCTGACCCGATCGGTGCACTCGGGCGTTGGCTTGTGCGTAGGTCTCAAGGGACGAGGTTGGCCCCCACCACACTACAGTGTTTGCGGCAGTCAGGGTTACGCCATGGGCGGCTGACTGAGGTTGGATAACAAGCACCCGTGTGTCGTTGGGGTCAGTTTGGAATCTGTTAAAGATGTCGGTACGTTTGTTTAAGGGCACATCACCACTGATTACTTCGGTCTTGATACCCTCGGCATTGAGTTTGTCTGTCAGGATAGTGATTACGCTTTTAAACGGCACGAACACTAAAACCTTTTGGCTTGCTTCCTCAATAACTTCTTGCAGTACGGCATAGCGGTTCTTGATGTCAAACTCAATGGTCTCACCTGTGTCGGTGTATACCGCACCACAAGATATTTGCAGGAGTTTACTCATGTTCACGGCAGCATTCACTGACGTAATTTCTTCCCCTGCGGCTTGCACCACCATGCGCTTCTTAAGCAGGTCGTAGTACTTCTGCTGTTGCTTGGTCAACTCGACTGTACGCTTGACGTACGTCATCTCAGGTAGGTCTAGGCACTCATCCTTAGTGAACCTGATCGCAGGTTGCAGGGCGTTGAATACTGTGCTTGTTGCGTTCTCTTTTGCCATCCACTTGAAGTTGGTCAGCTTAAGCATGACCATGTCCCTAAAGGATGAGAAGAAGCGGGGCACACCTTGGGGGTTGACTAACTTAGCCAAGCCGTAGGCGTCCAAAGGGGACTGCGCGGCAGGGGTGCCCGTCATCATCCATAGCCACGTATCAGGTTTGATCAGGCCGTTGAGTACCTTCCACCGCTTCGTCATGCTGTTCTTATAGGCGTTGGCCTCGTCGACAACAATCAGATCAAACCCACCCCGTGAGATGTCATCGGCCACAATCTCAACACCATCGTAGTTGATGATCACGAATTCTGCTGTGCCGTTGATGACCGCCTGACGCTTGTTCTTTGCACCATAAGCAATGTCCACCGAGCGGTGCATGGCAAACTTAAACAGGTCGGCTCTCCATGCGGAGTCCATGATGGACAGGGGGGAGATAACTAGCACACGTCGAATACGCTTTTGCTTAAGCAGATAGTCAGCCGCCCAAATGACTGAGCCTGTCTTGCCTGTGCCCTGCTCGTTTAAGCAGAACGCACGTTTGTTGAGGGTGAGGAAAGCGGATGTTGTTTTTTGGTGTTCGAAAGGTTTGTACTGACCCGGCCAGTTGTATTGCCCCAAGATAGGACTAGGCACCCCTTTGATCTTGAGGTTGCGCAGAACTTGGGCTTCGTCTAAACCCCACTTGACAACAACTTGATTGTTGTTTAGTTCTTTGCTTTTCGGAATGACTGTGGTAACACGTTGCGGGTTGCGCAGTGTTAGCAACAATGCTTTGTTGTCTATGATTTCCAATTCGTTCTCACTTATTTTTTATAAAGCATATCGAGCAGAATGGGGTCTCCAATCTGCTCGATACACCAACTTACTCTTGTCAGTTCCTACGCTCGAAAGTTTCCATTTGCGCATGCTGACTGGTGCGGTTAAAGGGTTGAAAACACTCAGCATCAAACACCCCGAACGGCACACTCACACCTGACTGCCGTTCTATTAAATTCCAATTTAGCGCATTACTGCGCTGAAGTCAACTAGGTTTTTTACCACCCGCTTCGCGAACACTGTGCCCATTACGTGCGCGGTTCTTTGCAGGTGCTAGCAGACGTACGCCCGTCTTATTGGAGCCACCCTTTGACAGCATCTTGACGTGATCGATGTCCTTGCCTTCGCGCTTGTCGGCCTTCCCGTTTCCATTCTTATCGGGGGAACTGGCATCCATCTTTCTTCGCGCACGTTGGCGTTCCATCCGATCAGGGTGTTCGCCCCGATCTTTTTGCTTCTCGTACTCGTGTTTGTAAGGTCTAGGTGATTTGGTATATGGCATCATGCCCTCCCGTTATGTGAACAACTCAACACCACACAATGTTTCTTACACAGCCCTGACGGGCGGGGGTTCCACACATTACTGGTGTACGCAAACTTCATGCGATCATAATCCCTAAGCCACTTCTGCCACAAGACCGGCTCGTCATCTTTAGAGTAACTTGCCTTGGGGAATGACCGCGCAATGACGAACAGCAACCCTGCACGTACCCGCGTAATCTCGGGGAAGAACTTAAATATAGCCAAAGCCATGAGTTCAAGTTGCCCCTTGTCAGCGTACTTGTCAGACTTGCCTGTTTTGTAGTCAAGCACCCGCGCCTCACCCTTGTCTCGGTCAAGGATGATCAGGTCAGCGATACCCCGCCACCATACGTTCGGGGCTTTGAAATCACACGGCTCAAGGTTTTCGGTGAGTCCCATCTCGAACTCACATAACTTCTCACCATGCAGTTGGTTAAGATTATCCAGCGCCCCCTTCGCGAACTTGAACGGCTCGGGTAGGGGGGTGCCATCTTTGATGTAGAACTCAGCCGCCTCGTGGAAACGTGTCCCGTAGTGCATCGCCTCTGTCTCTTGTTCCTTGACGTCCTTTACCACCTTCAAGTGGTAGTACTTCTTAGGGCACTGCTCGAATGTCTTGATTGACGAGAACGACCACGCGGGGAGTTTGGTCATGCTTGTCCCCTTGCTCGGATAGCTTCTGCAATAACTGTTGATGGGTGCGGATAACCTACTGCCCACTCGTCTGAAATCTTTGCACACGCCTCACGTTCATGCTGTGCTATTAACTTGGCAAAGGCTTCAAGTTCATCAGTATGGATTACCCAAAAGCCATTTTGCTCAGGGTCTACTTTGTCTTTGTCGCACGATGCTCTCAGCATCGCAATGATTTCAGCTTGTGTCATCTTGGTGCATCCTGATTTTTGTTTAGAAGTTTTTCAAAGTATTCGTTTTCATCTTTAACTTCGTACATTAGCGCTACAAACTGCATCAAAGCGGCAAAGTCGCAACGAATTTCCATATCTGTAATTGGCAAATCCTGTTGATCTTTTGGAATCAAACCTGCCCATACAGCGTGCGCAACTACGGCGCTAAGTTCTATGCTTGGAAGTTTATTTCCTGAAGTGGCATCCCAAGTGTTGTGTGTCATTAACAATCTCCGTATGACTTGCCATAGCCTGATTCACAATTCACGGGTAGGCCCGTGGCCCACTCGGGAACCCACCGCATACATTCTTCTACGTACAACTTGGCTTCCTCAACCTCAACGTTACGTACAACAATAGCAATCGCGTCATGCACAGTCAGCACAACCTTGTATCGCTTACCAATACGTAACATCTGCTCTGCAATGATACACCTAGCAATGGCTTGGCACACATTCTCAATAACTTTTCCGCCATAAATACGGGTGCGACCCTTGCGGGTTTGGTAGTGAAACTCCACCCCCTTGTCTGTCTCGGTGAACCGCAGGTCGTCATACCGCATCAGCAGTCCACTCGGCAAGCGGATTGCACTCTCAGCAGGAACCAACTCAAGCACATCAGCCCGGCCAAGCGGAGATGAATCGCCCCTTGATAAGTTCACAAGTGCGTTCTGAGCCTGACGCCATAGGCGTACCACGGCATCGTTTGTCCTGCGGTAAATATCAATGATACGTCGGGACTCTTCTATCTCCACCTCGGCACCCATGGTCTTGAGTTGTGCTTGGAACTTGACTGCGCCCATGCCGTACCCCGCACCAAGAATCGTAGTCTTACCCACGAACCGCTCATCTTTTGTAATCTCGAACTCAGGCTTGCCATAGATAGCGGATGCCATCTTCTTGTAAACGTCTTTACCTTCAGAGAACGCCATGACCAAGTCCTCTTGCCCTGCAAGCCAAGCCAACACACGCGCCTCAATCTGTGCGGAGTCAGCGTCAATGATTGTGTAGCCCTCGGGTGCAATGATCGACTTCTTTAACTTGTTACCATTCGCGCCACGGCTAGGCAAGTTCTGCATGTTGATCTTGTCATCACCACCGAACCTGCCAGTATGGGCGGCATAGTATCTGATTGGAACCGGCAAATTACCGCGCTTGGCAATGTCAATGAACCGCTGTGTGCGTGTTTCTTCTAGCGTACTCTTAGTGCCTAGACGTGCGGCAACCAACGCTTGCACCCTGTCGTCGGGGTGATCAGCCAACGCCTTGAACTCTTCGTCTGTCTTAGCAAATGCCCACGCTTGCTTACCTGTCTTTGCGCTGATCTTCATGGGGGGCTCAACGCCAAACGATTTGAGCAGTTCACCGAACTTGTCATTGGACATAAGTTCAGCCTTGCCCACACCGCTACTCTCAAGCAACGCTTCCTTACGCGCCTTGGTCTCAACCAAATGTTGCTCAAGCATCTCAAGGTCTAACTCAAGCCGTGGCTCAATGAACATGCGCAAGGTCAGGTCAATGATCTTTAACTCTTGCTTGGGAAACTTACGTGCCATCTTGTTAAACAGCGCGTACGTTAACTCCACATCGTTGATGCAGTAGTCCCCATAGCGTGACAGTTCTTCTTCGGTGAAATCGGCACGGTGTTTACCAAGAGCGTTCACTACTTCAGTGCCCTTCTCGCCCAACTTGTACCTCTCTGCCAACGCCTTGAGTGAACCGCCCACCTCCACACCATGTAAAGCACGCCCCATGCACAGAGTATCAAGCCAAACACGAGGATAAATACCAAAGCGCCAATTAAGAATAGCACCATCGAACAATGTGTTGTGAGCCACAACCATCGAGTCTGCCCAATTGAATGACTTCTGTAACCAATCCCTGAGTTGTTCATACGTGCCACTTGCCCATACAGTTTCGTCGCTGTTGACTTTTACGCCAACACCAATGACTTCAAACATGTCACTGCGCACGTACTCCTCTGTTGTGATCTTCGAGAGTGAGAACTCCCTGTCGTAATAAGTTTCAAAGTCAATCGTGATTAGATTCATCTTCTTCTCCCTCGTCTAGTTGTAGGTCACCTTTGTAGGCGTATACGCTTGCCATCATCTCATCGTAGTTGAACTCTTCTTCAAAGCACTCGCGCGCCGTGACGAGGTCATCGCTTGCACCCATGCGTGTGTCGTTATAAATAAACAACTTCTTGGGAACCTTGACCGCCTCATTCAGAAAGTCAATACCATGCGCTGTAATCTGCCACATGCCTGATGTCTTGGTCTTGCGTGGGGCACCTGCCTTGATCTCTTCCTTGGTCGGGGGCGGTGCGTATCTTTGTGCCACCAGATTCCAATGCTTAAGCGTAGAGATAGCATAAGAACGCATGACGTAGCGCGGGGCACGTTCGGGTATGTTAATCCACATCTCGCCCGATGAGGCATGCTCTCGGTGCAACCACATCAAAGCCTTGACCATGCTCCCTGTCAACGGCAGAGTATTGATCTTGCCCCACCTATCACACACAGTGCAGTAACCACCCTTGTGCTCAGTTGTTTGTCTCCATGCACCGCGCAGTATCGCAGTGGCTTCGTTCAGTTCGTCATTGCTTATCATCTTCGTTCTCCATTTAATTTATAAGTCGTTATTCGCTTAGTCCAACAGTAGGCGCAGTGCCATCTGTTAGGACTCATCTCTACGCCACCTTCCGGGGGCTTCGCCTCTTCACACTTACTACATAACTTGTATTGGTGTAGTGGCTGTTGACTACCGATGTCAAGCTGTTGTTTAACGAAACCATTCATCGCTTCATGTTCCTTATGTGTACAGCAAAACTTGCTATGGTGTCTTGGCCAAATGCTTTCATCTTCTCGATCTCTTTGGCTACTTCTTCCAACGTAGCATTGCGCATGTTGGTATGGTCACGTGCAAGGTCTGCTTGAACCATCTGACGTTTACGCCAACCCATGGCTTTCTCCCAAATATTTAGTTCACTCATGTGTTCTTCTCCTCATCGGGTCTTGGACAATCGGTTGGTGGGATAACAACGCACCACACGGCCTTGTATTGCTTACGCGGTGCGACCTCCCATCTGTCAATGTATACGTCAGGCATGTTCTTTAAAACCTTTCTGACGTTGGTTCGTGTACAGCCTGACACCTCAGCAAGTTCTTCTAAGGTCAGGCCATCAGTTATTTCGCGCAGGGTGATGCGCACCTTCTTGGTTACAGTCATTCTCATACTGTTGTGTAGTGCTTGACTCGTAGGCGATGCAGGATGCGGTCAAACCAAGGTTTAGGCGGTTCGATCAATGCGGTCTGTAGCATCTCAGCAAACACG